TAAGTTGTTGAACCAGTTGTTGTTGCAGTAAAAGATTTGTGCATTTTAACGGTTGTGATATTAGACAATATCGCTGTATCTACTTTGTTTATTGTTTCAATAAATTTAGAGTGTCTAAACAATCCATCGAACTGTCCAAGATTATTTGTATTAAATGTTGTTATTGCTGAGCTTACTAATGCTTTAATACTATTACTTGTTCTTGTTGTTGATTTAGCGTCATACTTAACATTTACATTTAATTGTAAAGAAGTTGTTTCTGGATCTTGTATAACAGGTGTAATACTCGCTACATTAAAATCTTTTAACTGTGTAATGATATCTGTTTTAGTTGCCTCTGTCAAAGTTGCACCTGCAACAGGTTTGATTGAAATATAAACACGACCATAAACTGGTGTGTCGTTATCTTCTCCACCCCATACCTGAACTGATTGTGCATTGGTATAAATTGATTTTACTTTACTCTCATAATCTTTTGCGGTCACCGTTCTATTCTGTGAAGCATATTGTCTTGGTGCATTGAAACGAATACTCTCTGGTGTTTCTGGTTGTGCTCCATTTGCTGAATTAGTTGCAGTTGTAATTGTCACATTAGAGAATCCACCAATTGAACCTGATAGACTAAATGAACTTGCACCATTGCTTTCTTCAGCGTTTGTGACAACATATGATAGAGTGACAATGTTACCAGTTGATAACGCTGCACCTAACACACCATCACCAAACTTCACTTCGTATTGATTATCCTCTGCACCCTCCAAGTAATAAACTTTTGATGTAGATGTAATATCTGACAAGTCACTTGCAAGTGTATAAGTGTTTGATGTTGAATCCGCAGAACTATTTTGAACAGTAACTTTTAAAGTTGTTGTATCTGCCAAATCGTTCTTAATTAAAAACCTTTGATCAGCATTTGATGTATCAACCGTGTATGTGTTATTAATGAGTGTTCCTTCATACACAGGTAAACTAGAAAAAGTATAAACACCATCAACAGGTGTAATTGTTGCAGCGTCTTTCACGATATAGTTGTATGATGTGCCATCAACCGTAGTTGTAAAAGTTGTGCCACGAGCTGCGGTTAGTGTTGAACCAGTTGCATTGTTCACCGTCACATTTAAATAGGCAACAGGTGCCGTTGCACTTCGTGGTGTATATCCAACATGTTTGGCATGTGAGACAATACTGTTTCTTAAATCAGCACTATCTAAAAACATTTCATTAGCAAGAACGTTGGCATAGACAGCATTGTAATGTGTATTGTATGCCAGAACATCTAACAAGGTAGACATAGTGGAACCTTCGAAGTCATAATCAGTTAGTTGATCTTGTTGCTTCAAAAATACTTTAAGGTTGTTCTTTATTCCATCAAAGTCTAAGTCAGTTACTTCTAATCTCTTTGCCATTTTATCTACTTCTTTCTAACATTGTTGTGAGACTCACCAATTCACCTGGAACGTTGATAACACGAAAGTTGATAGTGACCTCATATGAATTGCTATTGTAATCTGGTTGAGCGTCAACAGATATAAGTTGTGCTCTTGGTTCAAAGTTTGTAATCACTTCTCCTATTACTCTTGTTAATGAATTAGCAGTAATGGGGTCAAGTGGTTCAAATAAAAGATTTGAGATACCAGAACCTATTTCAGGTTGAAACGGTCTTTCGTAATGATTTGTCAGTATAAGATTTCTAACAGATTGTTTTACAGCGTCAACATCTTTTTTTACAATAACATCTTTAGTTGCGGCATTACGTTCAAAAGATAATGCGATATCTTTATATAATCGTGTTGACCTTGAACTTGCGTTAGTTCTTGAAGCGTCTATGTATCCTGATTGTAGTATTGCCATGATAACTATTTATCAAGTTATCCCGCATTTACGTCAGAACTTCCTCCGCTTCTTGCATGAAGACAGCTGTCTAAGTCACCTGTGCGATTAACAGGTATACCATTTACAAATACTGTAGAACTACCGTTGGCAGTTGTTGCACCTACATGAGGTCCAGGGTGTGGACTAACTGATGATCCATTCACGAGAACAGACGAACCGTTCGCCTTCACATTCACACTTGATGATCCTATACCACCTGCGGTATTAGCGTCACCGTCTCTTTGAACGGCTGGCATTATCCTTGCCCTATACTTCTTTTATGTTGTCTTCTCTTGTTTTTATTCTTAGGTCGTGATCTAGAACTATCACCAATAGACGTTCTTTTCTTTGGACCTCTAGAATAAGCATTGTTTATATTTAAACCCTTAGCCATTATCCATGTTCACAATTCGCACATTCACAAGATTGGCATGACCCACCACTACTACAATGACAACCATGATCACAATTTATACATGTACCCATGTTACTTCTCCTTTTTCTTTGTAGTCTTTTTCTTTTTCTTTTTGACTACCTTCTTTTTCTTTTTGACAGTCTTCTTTGGTTCTTCGATATTACCAAAGTGTTCTGCTAAATTCTTTTTACGTTTATTTGGATTCCACAATTCGTCACTCCATGTCCACAGTTTACTTAAAAATCCCATAAAATCTCCATCTCATATGCGAACAAACCCAGAACATAATTGGTCAAGATTGTCGCACCTTTACTAAACCATTGAAAAACAACGATTTTTTCTTTAAATTAATTTGGATATTTCCTTGACTTTCAAGGGATATCCATGTATAGTATTTATATATTAAACGAAAGGACACATTATGACTATACAATCTCTACCATCTAAAAACGAAATGTTTGAAGAATACAATAAACTTAAATCTTTTGATGAAAAGATTGAGTATGTTAAATCTCTTAGAGATTTAGATATCTACAATACACTTAAATTAGAATATAACAATATCATTACCAAGTTATATTCTGATAAACAATCACAACAATAATCGAAAGGAACTATATTATGAAATTAGAATTTAACAACGTACCTGATATCTTAGACTTTATTAGAAATCCTGAAAACAAAGACTCTTTGTTTTTATTAGAATGTGCTATCAAAGAAGCAAAAGGTTCTAAGTCACAATTCAAAGTTGGCGATCATGTTATCTTTGGTAGAACCAATGGTCGTAAGAGACCTGGTGTTATCATCAAACTTAATCCTGCAAAGGCAGTTATCAAAGACACTAACCTTGGTGGTAAGTGGCGTGTGCCTTATTCATTGATGGAGGCTGCGTAATGAAATATAAATTATTTGGTGATACATTTATTATCAATCAACAAACTACTATTATTATTTTATTATTAATATTAGTATTACAAGGATTTGGGATACTGTAATGAATGTACATATAGAATTTGCTGTCACCCCAACACCAGGACCTGTTTGGGGTGAACTTGATATGGTACACATATCTATACCAAAAAGAAAATTCAAAACTCTAAAAGATGTTTATGATAAGTGGTATAAGAAGACAGGCAATAAAGCAAAAAAAATTAAAATGATTAAGGAGAAAGTTATATTATGATATTAAAAGTTGGCGATACTGTTGAAGTGAAACGAGGTTTAAATTCTATTCTTCGTGACGCTAAGATTGATAACATACAAGTTCCTATGACGGAAGATTATGAGGTGTCAGTAATGCAAGTTGATACTGAAAAACATCCTGAAGGTACAATCACTTATGAGGATGTAACATTTGATAATGCACAAGGCAATATGCATTGGGCAAGATTTAACCAAATACAACAATAGGAGATATATTATGATTAAAGTACAACCTGCACAGAATATCAAAGACGGTATTCAAAATTTAATTAACGCTTCTATTGAAGACTACAATAGTGGCACTAAACTTGAAAGCATGAAAGAAGAATTTGCTAACTCATGGGTTGTAAAAGAAGGACCAAAGTACATAAAAATAATTAGACAAAATGCGGTTCATGCTTTTATTGTAAAAGAGGATTTTAAACACTTCGTAAAAGGTGATGTTTTGAAACCTGCTGGTTGGGCAAAACCTGCTCTCAATGCACCTAGAGGTAATGTTCTTAAAGGAAATTATCCAATGTGTTGGACAGGACCTTTATATTTAAATTAAATGAAAAGATTTAGTAGTATAGGATTAGTTATCCTACTTTCGTTGGGGGCACTTTTAGTGCCCTTTTTTATAGGACAATATCTTGATGGTGAATTATTAACAGGTTGGACCTTTACAGGTAACTGGAGTTGTCGTCTGTGCGATTAAATCTGTTAGAAAAAATGCTGCTCATGCTTTTATTGTAAAAGAGGATTTTAAACACTTCGTAAAAGGTGATGTATTGAAACCAGCGAGTTGGTCAAAACCTGCTCTCAATGCACCTAGAGGTAATGTTCTTAAAGGTGATTATCCAATAGAATGGACAGGACCTTTATATTTAAATTAAATGAAAAGATTTAGTCGTAT